CGACCCACGAGGCGATCAAGTCCGAGGTCGACCTGACGGCGGGCGGCATCACTTGGATCGACCGAGAGTATGATGAGCGCCTCGGTGAGGCGATCCGGCCCCTTCAGCTCGGACGGAACATCGCCATCGGTTACGATCTCGTCGACACCCAGCGCAAGATGCTGGCGGAAGCCTTCTACCTGTCGAAGATCAATCTCCCGCAGGCCCGCGAGAAGACGGCCTATGAGACGGCGCGCCTCGTCGAGGAGTACGTCCGCAACGCGCTCCCGCTCTTCGAGCCGCTGGAGGATGAATACAATTCCGCCGTCCTCGACGCCGTCGTGGCGCGCGCCATGCGCCTTGGCGCTTACGGCCCGGCAGACCGCATCCCGCAGGCACTGAGGGGGAAAGACTTGAAGTTCCGCTATACCAACCCGCTGCGCGAGGCCATGGCCAAGCGGAAGGTCGTCGCCTTCCAAGACACGGCCCAGCTCCTCGCCGCTGCCGCGCAGATCAAGCCCGACAGCCTTGCCATCGTCGACGTCAACACCATGCTCCGCGACGCGGTGCGCGGCACGGGCGCTCCGGCGACGTGGTTCAAGAGCGAGGACGAGCTGGCCGCAGAGCAGGCCATGCAGGCCCAGATGCAGAAGCTCATGCAGACCGGCGGCATAATGAGCCAAGGCGCTGACATCGCCAAGAAGGTCGCCGACGCCGAGTTCGCCGTGAAGCAGGCGGAAGCGGGCCCGGAAGCGGCCTGAGAAGGGAAACCCTGATTGACCCCTAAGCTTGCCGCGTGGCGGCCTTGGAAACCCGTCGTTGTGAACGTCTCGCCGGTCGTCGGCGCGGGTATCATCAACAAAGCAGATGCAATAGCTATCCGGGCCGTGGCACAAGGAGATGCTTCCCCGGATCAGCAGAAGCGCGCGATTGAGGCCATCATAGGCCGGATCGCCTGCACTGACGACATGAGCTTCCGGGCGGAAGACCACGGTGGCATGTTCGAGACGGCCTTCGCAGAGGGCAAGCGGTATGTCGGCTTGCAGATACGCAAGATGATACACACGCCCCTGCACATCCTGACCGGCGAGAATACTTCTCTACCGGCATAACCGCCGACACCCCGCTGGTTCAGTGGCCCGGCAACCCCATAGGACAACATGACGGACGAAACCCGCCTTGAAGAGGGCGGCGCTGAAACTGCGCCTGCCGACACCTCCACGACCGCCAGCACCCCGGCGGAACCGCAGAAGACGCTCAGTGAGAGTGGCGTAAGCGATCCGCCCGCACAGGCTGCGGAGACGAAGGACACAGCAGCCCAGCCCAAGGCCAACTGGCCGGAGAACTGGCGCGACCAGCTCGCGGGCGGCGACGACAAGCTCAAGAACCTCCTGAACAGGTACACGAGCCCGGATGCCTTCGCCAAGGCGTTCAAGGAACTGAGGACGGCCTACGACAGCAAGAAGCCCGCCAAGGCGGAAGAGGTCGAGCTGCCGGAGAACCCGACGGAAGAGCAGCTCGCGGCCTACCGGAAGGCCAAGGGCGTGCCGGATCGCCCGGAGGATTATGAGTTCGAGGTCGAGGAAGGCCGCGAGCTGAATGATGGCGAATACACCATCTTCATGGATTTCGCGAAGCACATGCACGAGCGGAACATCCCCGTCAGCATGGTCAAGGAAGTGTCGAGCTGGTTCCTCGACTATCAGGAGATCGCCGAGCAGAAGGCTGCGGAGATGGCCTATCAGGCCCGTCAGCAGACGGAGGAGAGCCTCCGCGCGGAGTGGGGCCCGGACTACAAGGCCAACGTCAACATGATGGCCAACGTGCTTCAGGAGCATCTGGGCTCGCGGACACAGGAGCTGCTCGCGAAGCAGTTCACCGACGGAAGCCGCCTTGGTGACAACGAGATGTTCATCCGCCTCATGGCGGATCTGAGCCGCAAGGTCGGCGGATCTTCCGCCGAGCTGTACACCACGGACGTGGCGACAAGCGGCAAGAGCCTCGAAGCCCGGCGCAGCGAGCTGATGAAGATGATGACCGACGCCGACCCGGTGGTTCGCAAGAAGTACTGGGCGTCGGACACACAGGAAGAGTTGCAGCGCATCACCGCCGCCATGCTGCGGCGGCAGGCGTAAGGAGACACCGATGCCCGGACCCACGATGGCGGTCTACGCTGGTTCCAAGAAGCCCGCGAAGAAGGCCAAGCCTTCCAAGCCGAAGCCCAAGGGCAAGTGAGCCGATGAGCTACAAAACGCCCGCGTGGCAGCGCGCTGCCGGTCAGAGCAAGAAGGGCGGCCTGAACGAAACAGGCCGCCGCTCTGCCAAAGCAGCGGGCATGAACCTAAAGGCCCCCGTGAAGGGCAAGCCCTCGGGCCCTGCGGAGATGCGGCGGAAGGGGAGCTTCCTCACCCGCATGGGGAACAGCCCCGGCCCGGAGAGGAAGCCCAATGGCGAGAAGACGAGACTGCTCCTGAGCCTCGAAGCTTGGGGTGCCAAGTCCAAGGCCGACGCCAAGTCCAAGGGCAAGCGGCTGCTCGCAGCCTATCAGGCCAAGAAGGAGCGCTCGGCATGAAGAAGCAGATCTGGGACAAGCCCCGCCCGAAGAAGGCCGGGAAGGTCCAGAAGCTCTCCGACATCGAGAAGGCCCGCGCGAAGGCGGCGGCTGCAAAAGCAGGCCGACCTTACCCGAACCTGATCGACAACATGAACGCCGCCAAGGGCGGCAAGTAAAGATCTCGCCGCACGTCGGCGAGTAAGCAGACACCCCGCACTGCGGCCCTGCACTGACGATCCAAGAACAACCAGCAGAAGTCTGAGCACTGCAAAGCGAGTGGAGCCCCCTCACCGGGCACCGCTCTGAACTCGCACGCGCAGACACCCGACGACTGACGCGCCCCCCTCAACACAAAGAGAGGAGTGCTTCAGATGGCACTTAATCCTACTCAGGTGCTGTATCGCGACGAGTTCGTCGCGAGCTTCGAACAGCGCCAGTCCTACCTCCGTGACAGTGTCACGAGCGAGGCAATGGTCAAGGGCAACTCCGCGATCTTCCTCGTCACCGGTCAGGCCGACACCATGAAGGAACGTGGTGTGGACGGGCTGATCCCCTCCGCGAACGAGACCGACAGTCAGGTCACCATCGCTCTGAAGGAAATGCATCACCGTGCTACGGCGACGTCCTTCGACATCTTTGGTGGTCAGTCGGATCGTCGTCGCATCCTTCAGGAACGTGGCATGAAGGCCGCGAACAAGGAGATCGATGACAACATCATCTCCGCGCTCGGCTCTGCAACCTCGTCCTACAACAGCGGTTCTGCGGTCACCCTGACCTACGGCAAGCTCGTGGACATCCTCTCCGAGCTGTTCGAAAATCAGGTGGACAACGACGGCCAGATCACTTGCGTCTGGACGCCGAAGACCATGGCCCGCATTATGACCTTCGCGCAGGCGACCTCGATTGACTACGTCAATCAGAAGCCGCTCGTCGATGGTCCGCAGCCCTTCCGCTTCCTCGGCGCGATGCACATCATGCATCCGCGTCTGACCGGCGTGGGTACGTCCACTGCTTCGAACTTCGTCTATCACAAAGCTGCCGTTGGCCACGCCATCGACAGCGCTGGGATCAAGACGGACATCGGGTACAACGGCGAGCATGACTACAGCTACGCCCGTCACTCGATCTTCCACGGTTCGAAGATCCTCCAGAACGCTGGCGTGCTGAAGGTCGTCACCGACGACACGGCTGCGTTCTCGTAATCGTAAGACAGAAAGGAGCTAACCTCATGGCTTACGTTTCCACTCAGCTTCGCCTCATGGTTCCGTCCATGAACGCCGACAGCCCGCAGCTCTGGACCCTTCAGGGTGTGGATGCGGTCTCGACCGTTCGCGGCGCGAACTTCGTGAGCGACGCGCAGGCTCGCGGTCTCCGCAAGGGTGATATCGTCCTCTACACCAAGTGGGACAATATCTCCACGAAGGCGACCTGTCAGGGTCACACGCTGCTCACCGTTCTGACTGTCGGCTCCTCCGGTGCCGATTTGTCCGACGGTACGGCGGTCGACGCGACCAACACCTAAGAACAGGGCGGGGGGCTTCGGCCCCCCGCCTTTTCCGTATCAACACAGGGGTTCATATGACGCCGCTCAAGGCTCCCAATCTCGACCACTCCCACTACGTCCGTCTCAGCATGACGGCCTCGGTTCCGGCGGGCACGACGCTTGCCGATGTTCTGAACCCCGCCTACTGGGCGAACCATGCCTACCGCCTCAAGCGCGGTGCCATCATCGAAATTCTCTCCGAGGACAATCTGCTCGACTGCGAGCTGCGCGTCCTCGAAACCGGCCCCACTTTCGCCAAGGTCCGCCTGCTTCGGAACTACGTCGCAGAAGAGACCAAGGCCGCTCCTGAAACTCCCGCACCGGAGGAAGACATCGAGGTGAACTACGGCGGCAAGCAGGATCGCTGGCGCGTCGTTCATCGCGGTCACGTCGTCAAGTCCGGGTTCGAAACCATCGTCGAGGCGAACAAGGCTGCGGATGAATACCGTGGCAAGCTCGCCGCCTGAAGGATAACGCCATGCCCACGAAGCTCGGGATCTGGAACGATGCTCTCCGCATGATCGGCGAGCATCGTCTTGTGTCGCTCACCGAAGACACTGAAGCCCGCTATGTGCTGGACAGCGCTTGGGACGACGCCAAGATGTTCGTCTTCACCGAGGGGCTCTGGAACTTCGCGACCAAGACCGAAGAGATCAACGCGGACACCGGCCAGACGCCGATCCCCGGCTTCGCTTTTGTCTTCGACAAGCCGCTCTACTGGCTCAGGACGATCTCAATATCCCAGACCTCGCGCTTCGACACCGAGGCGATCTACCGGGATGAGAACAACAAGATCCACGCCAACGTAGATACACTGTACATACGCTTCATCAGCTATGAGCGGTCGACTGACGAGCAGATCGAGAACTGGCCGCCGTCCTTCGCGAAGGCCATGTCGGCCTATCTCGCGAACACTTGCGCGGTACGGATCTCCGGCAGCAAGTCCGACGCCGACGCACTGAGGGCGCTTTACAGAGACGCGCTCGCATCGGCGAAGAACAAGGACGCGCTCGATCAGGCGCAGATGTTCA